CAGATACAAAACTACCACCAGCTATCACACAAGTTGTTTGTGCATTTTCAATTACGTTTGGAGTTATAGATGTAAAAGTTGGTCTTGTTTCTGTAGTTAAAGTAATAGATCCACCAAGAGCCACTGCTTGACCATTGATTGTAATTTGTCCTGAACCTGTAAGTGCAGTGTTTGCAATGTTCTGTGTACCAGTTAATGTTGCACCACTAGGTACAGTAATAGTATCACCGCTATCTCCTAGCTGTACACCAGTTCCTGATCTTGGACTAATTTTATTTACTTTTACTTCACTCATAATTATCTCGCCGTTGCCGGTGTTTTATTTGATCCTACTATTGGGTTTTCTGCAAAAGCCATATAAATATAATCATTTCCACTATGATTACTTTGTGCATTGTTTGCACCTCTCATTTTAAAACCATTTGATAAAAGATCTAATCTTATGTCACTTGAAGTTGCATCTTCTTGAGCATTAGCATTTGGTTTCAAATAAGTTTGTGTCAAGTTAAATGGACTTCTTTTATTATCAAAGACATACCAATTTGCTGTATAACTTGAATTTTTATAAATAACAAACGCAGGTTTAAATCCGCAATAAATAAATGGGCCGTCATCTGCACCATTACCTACATATTTACCAAACTTACTATATCCTTTTTTTTCTGCAAAAGCGTAGCATACATAATTTGATCCACTTGCATTAACTGCGGTATGATTTTGTAAACTTATTAAAGTAGAAGAAGGCTCTCCATCAAATCTATTATTAGAAGATTTTGAAGCAGTTGTATTAAAATTTAGATAATGACTCGCAGTCATAGACTGATGATAAACTGCCCAATCTTCTGTTGCATTTAATCTTTTAATCATAAACATCGCGGGTTTGACACCTAATCCATGACCAAAATTTCCATTACCTCCTGAGCCTGCGTATGAAGATATAGAAAAACCTGCCGTTGTATTTACTGATGTATAAGTTGTGTTTATAGAACCAGCTGTATTTGATGAACCTTGACCATTTGCTTTCCAGTTCCATGAAACACATGAAGCACCACTTGGATTTATACCACCTGTTTGTTGAGGTACTGCTACAGTAAAACCATCACTATCTAAACTTACAGTATCTTTTCCTGAAGCAGATGTTAATTGCGCAGAGCTATTATCTGATTGTATAATTTTTGTTGCACCTCTAACTTTGTCAAACCAAACATGGCCATTGTTACTATCTCTTCTTTTTGCCCAAACTAAATCAGGTGCAAATCCTACTCCTGTTATAGCATGATTATCTGCGCCATTACCTGTGTAAAGTTTAGTATTGAAATGTAGACTTGGTTTATTTATTTGTGCCATTAACTATACTCCGTTGCGTTTAATGATGTAGTACAAAGTGCTCGATAGCCCGCTGGGACATCGTATTCAAAAATACCAATTCCATCGTCAGGGTTTTGTGCTGATGCTACAGCAGCTGTTCCAAAATATCCATTGCCAAAGTTTGCACTCATGTTTCCATTATATGCTCCAAAGAAAAAAGTATAAGTATATCCAGAAGTTATGGATTTAGCACCTGTACCAGTAGCACCACTTGTAGGGTTTCCTGAATTTTGATATGTGCCATTTTTATGAAAATAAACTTTATGGTTATCCATATCTAAAGCTATACCTATAACATCTCCAGCAGTAAAACTTGCATATGTTCCACCAGTATTACTACCATTGTTATATATAATTCCATCACTATCGTAGCCCCATCCTCTAGATTGAGATCCACCGTAAATATCATAAGTTTGGGCTTGTTCTATATCAATAACTCCAGCTTGAGTTCCTGTTGCTCCTGTTTTAAATTCTGCATAGTATTTTCCAGCTGTAACACCAAGAGTACCAAACAAACTTTCCCAAGAGTTTTGTCCACTTGTGCTAGTATTATTTATGTTTGAAGATCCATTAGTTCCTTTTATCAAAGAATTACCTGCAGCAAAAACATTAGTAGGTGTGTCTTTGGTTTGAATAACTGTACCATTAGTTGTAAAATTATTAGATCCTGCAGAGTCTAATCCCATATTTGCGGAGTTATCAAATTTTAACCAAAAACCATTATTACCGTAACTAACACCAGATGGTGAAGTCTTAGGTTTCCAGATTCCTGTTGTGGAATCTGTTTCACCAAATGTTGTCGGTGTATAAGCTGTTCCATCAACAAAATGAAAGTGTGCCATTTGTCCATCAAAATATCTACTTGTTCCAGATTGCCATCTTCCAATATCATGAACTGAACTTCCTTTACATAATCTAAATTCATGATCTTGACTCGGATAACTATTAGATACACTTTGTAATTCTCCATTTACCCATATCTTTACTCTATTAGAAGCTGTTCCTTGTGTACTATCTCCTGCAACTACTATATGATACCAACCGTGTACATCTCTAAACAGTGCATCACAGACAGTATTAAAAATATTACCACCAGAATATTCACCAAATCTTAATTTTTGTGAAGCTTCAAAAGCAATTGTGCTTTCAGCTCCACTTGTACCGCCTTGACTATCAATAATATAATGACCATTACTAGTGTCGTTTCCTGTTTTTTTAACCCATACAGATGCAGTAAATATTTTTGCATTTGTTGGTGTTGTTTTTGTTCTCGTTAAATATGCTGATGCCATTAGCAGAATCCTCCAGCGTTTTGTATACCAACTTCTACTGTAATTGACAATGCTTGATCTGTAGTTTGACCTTGAGCATCTGTTGCTCTAACAGTAAAATTAAAAGCTGTTTCACTAGCAGGACTTGGTAATGTTCCTGATATTACAGCTCTATAAGTGTTGCCTGATGGGTTTGATGTAGACCCAATAGTTATACCAGCAGGTAGTGCTCCAGATACAACTGATGTCGATATTGTAACTGCACTATCTCCAGTAAAATCTATATTTTGTGAATAAGATTGTCCAGCTGATCCATTTGGTAAACTCGTTGTTACTGCAACAGGACCATCGGAAATAACTAAATCAGATGAACTTCTAACTGCATTACCGTCTGGGTTTGTTAATAAAATTCTAACATTTTGTCCGTTT